ATGGGTTTTCTTCAGCTTTTAGCAGTATGCCACCATTAGCAATAACAACAATAGCTTCAACGTAGTAACTTTCGTTCTCTTCTTCGTCCTCGTCTTCATTGTCTACCTCTAGGTCAGCAATGTCCTCGTCTTCACCTAGCAACGCTTCCTTCTCACCTATCTTCAGCAAGTAGCGGGGTACTAAACCATAGTACTTAGTTAGGCGTACCTTGTCCTCATCAAAGGACGTAAGGTCTTGGTCTGCCTCTAGGTCATAATCACTAGCCGCCTGACCTACATATACGTCTCTGTAGACACCTTCTTCCTGTAGTTGCTGCACTAGGTGTCTAGACACAAACTCATCTACAGCAACGCCTAGAGCGTCCTCAATAGAGGTAGCAACGGGATCAATTAGGAAGTTTTGTGGTAGTACAGGGCGTAGTTTGACCATTGTACGGTCAGTAATGTTAACACCTACTGCCTGTAGCTGCCCGTCCATGATGGGCTGGGTAGCAGGAGCCATCTCTTTGACTTCCTCTAGCACTACTTCAGCCACACCAGTGCCAAATACAGCACTGTTTATCAAACATTCGCCTACTTGCTTGCGGATTTGTGCTTTTTCAAAGTCCTCATGCAGTTTATTGCGTAAATACACAACATCTTGACTATCTGGGTCAGCTAAGTCATCGGTAATGTCAAAATACTTACCTCTACCAAAGGTTGCCTCCTCTAACTCTGCTACACTGGACTCTACAGCCTGCTGAAGTGCAGGGCTAATGATCCTAGAGCGTTCACTCTTCCTATCTGCGTCCTGTGCAGCCCAGATGCCGCGCCAAAGTCTATAGTATTCCTCAAATTTCTGTGAGTAGTTGGCCTCGTAATGATCTCTCCATGAGTCACACTTAGTCATCACCCAGTTCTCTAGGTGCTCTTCGCTCATTAAGACATCGTTATCACCGTAGTCCATTATTTACTACCCCGTAGCTTTTTGTTTCTAGTTGTTTTGGCTGCTTTTTTGAATGCTTTTGCTGTAGGTGCGCCTTTACTACCGGCTGAACGCATCTTTTCACCGGAACCCGCTGCAATACGTTTACGTTTAGCATGAATGTTACTGTATAAACCTTGTTTAGCCATGTTAGTATCCTGTTACTACGTCTAAAATTTCTAAGTCATCAATCTCAAAGTCATATGAGTAGGCTACTTTAGCCAATTGATCTGTGTATGCAAAAGCGTCTATCAAGTCATCATGTGTTAAGACATCAGGGAACTGGAATAACTGATCCATAAACCTAGTGTTCCACTCACCTTTACCTAGAGTAATCTGACCATTCTCAAATCTACCCTGTAATGCCCACATGATCCTGTCTGTTTTCTTTCTGTTACCGTGTGTAAGCTCTTCTACAACAAAGAACCTACCATTTTGTTTCATCATGTCCATCAAGGGGGACATTACAGCCTGCTTAGAGATACCACGTTCAATACCTACGCTGATGGGCCTGTAGTCCCTGACTGCTTGGAATATCTTTCTAGCTGTCTCCGCTAAGTCCCACCTACCGTAGATAATGTTCTCTAGGAACCAGCCGTCCTCGTTGACCTTGACTACCGCTATGGCTGACTCATCCAGCTTAGAGTTCTTAGATCTTTTCTTACTTACGTCCTCAAAGCCAGCTAAGTCAATACTGATGTAGTAGTCACCTACGTCTGGCTTATCACCAAACTTGACCCACTCCTCCTTAAACATCTCTGAGCCTCTAGCCTCAAAGGATGCCATAAACTCCTGTCGGAATGCATAGGAAGACATGGACTTTTTAGCTAAATCTATCTCATCGGGGTCTAGTAACTCATTGTCATAGGAGGTAAAGTGCCATGATTGATAGGACTCATCGTCCTCTAGCTCTGCGTACTTATACATCTCATAGAAGTGGTTACGCCCCATAGGTGTACCTATGAACAACGCACCACCCTTTTGGTCAGCTAAGGCAGGTCTAAGGATCTGCTCAAAGACCTCTGGTTTCATATCTGCGTACTCATCCATCACTAGGAACTTTAGTGACACACCACGCATAGTCTCCGGTCTGTCTGCACCCTTGAGGGATATAGTGGCACCGTTGACCAGTTTTATTTGTAAATTGTTAATGTGAGCACTCACTACCACTGGATGCGCCAAGTCTAGTAGTGTTTGCCACATGATGTCTCTAGCCTGCCCCTGTGTGGGAGCTACATAGAACACCTGTCCCTTGTCCGCCTGTAGTGCGTTTACAATAAGCATCCATGCAGCTAGTCTGGATTTACCTGTACGTCTACCCGCAGCTACAATCTTAAACCTAGTGTCATCTGCCCAGACTTGCTTTTGCCAGTCTAGGAGTTCAATGTTAAGACTTGTCATGTATTAGCTTTCTAAGCTTTCTAAGCTTTTCCATTCTGTCTTCATCTACAATATAGGTATACTCTATTTCTTCTTGTTGTTCTATATTGCCATCCCAGTTAAGATCCTCTTGTTTAGCTAGAGTCTCTCTGTATTCTTTGTTATCCATAGGTCCACATCACAGGTACATCTGTAGGTCTAATGTCCACATGCACAAAGCCTCCGGCTACACCAATCCCTGTAAACCCTAGCTCTATGGCCTTCTTAACTATAGTGTGCCGTTGCACACCGGATGACACAGCTATGTCCGCTGCAATGCCTTGGGCATGAGTGCCAGCCTTAGGCTTCTTTAGTTCTATAGGGTGCTGTGGTGATCTATAGCCGCTAGTGATTACAAAAGGGAAACCACAGGCCTCCCTTAGTTCATCTAAGGCCAAGATTAGTTCATCTTCAATCTCATTCTCACCTGTGGCTTGACACACAAACTCTTCCTTAGTGAAGTACTTAAACATCTGTATATTCTCCGTCTATAGGTTCACTAGGTTCCACCTCTGTTTCAACAGTGCCGCCTAAACCTGAGATTGTTATGTTTACTGATGATCTGCCTGAGGCTGCATCTTTCTCAAAGTAACTCAAGGGTAGCATACGATCCATCACTAGTTTCCATGCAGCCGCTTGATTCTTATGGTCATCATTAAGTGCCGCGTCAAATATACTGTCAAGTACCTTACGGGACTTAGGGGACGCAAGCATACGAGCCTTATACTCATTAATGATCCCAGCGTCACCTTTAGGCCTACCTAGAGTTTTCCTAGAGCCTCTAGATTTAGAAGCTACTTCTGTTTTCTTAGGTCTACCTCTTTTCCTTTTAGCAAGAGTAGGTTTATTATCAACATCCATGTGTATTTTACCTTACTGTCTCTCTAAGAATACTCTATCATTATAGCATATTTTTGTGTCCTTGTCAAGTCCTTTTTACTATTATTTAGTAGTGTACAATAATACTATAGTAATCAATAACTTGGCTATGTTAGTAAGTACTTACATTATAGGAGTTTTCTCTAGTTTTCTAATTTTAACTCTGGTGTACAAGAGTGCCTACTATAGATTACTACAGCTACGCCAGCCCCTCCCCGGCCCTCTAGCACAACCCCGGCCTCATGTCAACAAAAGAATACAAAAGAATTCACCTATAGCACACAATGGAACACAAGTCAACACTTGACATCTAGAGCAGACTATGGTAGCCGGCCCAATGGCTAGCACATGTGGCTAGAGAAGTCAAGAGTAAATAAGTGTTGACAAATGCACAAGAGTGTGAGTGGCGCTGGCAGCCTATAGCATACCCAAGCAACCACATGCAAGTGAATTGTATTCATGTCAACATGAGAATGTTTCAGTTTACAAGTCTGCACATCTATCTATAATGGATCACATCAGACACACACACAGACACACAAAAGGAAGCACGGACATGAACAACGATTACACAATAGAAGAACAGACAGCAGTAGCTACAGTAGCATTCAGTAGAATGTACGAAGCAGCAAACCTAGGAGCTATAAACATAAAGGACGGCACTGCTTTCCTTATGTCTTTATACGGTGTCACCCAAAAGCAAGCACTGGACATCATCGGTGATGCACTGACAAACTCAGGAGTATAATTGTAGGTGATAGCCTATTGCACACCAGTAGGCTATAGCATACAATTAAGTTTTTCGAGGGTGTGGCAGAGTGGTCATGCAACGGACTGCAAATCCGTGTACGAGGGTTCGATTCCCTTCTCCCTCTCCAAATTATACAGGAGTTTAGACCATGGCTATCAGATTATCAAAAGCTAGCAAAATGCCTTGCCCATCATGGAGCCTAGAGGCACTAACGACATGCCCAGCTAGCAAGAGGCGCGATGGCACACTAGTAGATGCATGCAAGGGATGTTATGCCACACAGGGTAACTATCGCTTCCCTAATGTAAAAGCGCCTAGACTAGAGAATCAAGAGGATTGGAAGCGTGATGACTGGGTGCAGGACATGGTGCAAGAGCTAGACAATCACCGCTACTTTCGCTGGTTCGATAGTGGCGACATGTATCACATCAAGCTAGCGCACAAGATGCTAGAGGTAATGGTGCAGACTCCATGGGTTAAACACTGGTTACCTACTCGCATGCATAAGTTTGACAAGTTTACCAGTGTTATCAATGCTATGGAGGCATTACCAAATGTAATTGTGCGCCTGTCTAGTGATAGCATACATGGCGAGATTATAGAAGGCGAGACTACTAGCACTATCATTGGTGGACTAGTGACACATGAGGACAAAACGCAGACTTTCGAGGGCATAGTACCTGAGGGCATTAGCTTGTGCCGTGCTTTTGAGCGAAAAGGCAAGTGCGGCACATGTCGCGCATGCTGGGACAAGGATACAAAAGTAGTTGCATATCCTGCCCATGGGCGTAGTATGATTAAACTTTTGAACATAGCAGCATAGAGGAGAATAGAGCAATGCGAGTACAAAAAGATTACAGGCCGGAATGGTCAGAGGACATAGACAAGGCACAAGAGTTACCATTCTGGAAAGTGTGCCTATGGTTTATGTGGGGATTTACAGTAGGATTTTTCATAGGAGGCTAGAGCATGTCACAGCATTACAACGTACTGCCCAGCAGGTTCATAGTGCAAGAGCTAGAGAGCATCATAGACGATATAGGCCTAGAGCTAATGGTGGGGCGCAAATGGGCCACTCTCAGGCAAGAGCTAGAGGAGTACACCGATAGAGAAAAGAGGTTACTCAGAGAGCTAGATTCTAGACTTGACAGGCTACAGGCTACTAGTGCTAGACTAGAGACACTTTCAATAGATATACAGGAGTCACCATAGAATGAGCCTATTCGACACACTAGCTAGAGAGCTATACGATTATGAGCCTGAGTGCGCCCATGTTTGGGAGTATCAGCCCGCAGAGTATGAGCGTTTAGACGGTAGAGAGACAGTGCTACAGTATCCTTCGGGATACTACTGCGACAAATGCGACACGTTCAGAGATCAAGAGGAGTACTAAAGCTATGAACATCTTTTACCTAGACTCTTGCCCTAGAGCAGCAGCAGTGCAGCAGTGTGATAAGCACATTGTTAAGATGATCCTAGAGAGTGCTCAAATGCTCTCTACGGCACACCATGAGCACAATAGCCCTAGGGCAGTCTATAAGACTACGCACAAGAACCACCCCAGTACTGTGTGGACTAGGGAAAGTGTAAAACACTACAACTGGCTATATGCTCATATGCAGGCCTTATCAGAGGAGTACACGCATAGGTATGGTAGAGTGCATCTAACGTGGCAAAAGTGCCAAGAGGCACTCAGAGAGCCTCCTGAGGCTATGCCAGACCTAGAGTGGCGAGAGCCTCCCCAGTGTATGCCAGACGAATGCAAAAGAGCTAGCGCAGTAGACGGCTACAGGGTATACTATAGAGTCAAGAGCGACACCATAGACATGCGCTGGACTAACGCAACCAAACACTTTTTTGAGGAGCACACATAACATGAGTGATAACTTTAGCAACGACATAGACGTTACTGATCCGAATGATCTAGAGGATCCTATAGACAGAATGATTAAGGATATTGTGGATTTCAATTTGAACTCCATGCCCGTGAGCGAAATGCTTGCTATAGTAGCTACTTACATGTCTGAGCAGTTAGAGAACACTTCCCTAATGGAAGTACAGCAGATCCACACAGGCATTTATGGCAAACCAGAGGATATACACTAATGAGATGCAAAGCATGCAATACTGCCCTAGAGCAGTTCGAGATAGATAGAAAATGCAAGTTAACGGGAGAGTACCTAGACTTGTGCTCCCCATGTGCCAGTGTCTCTAATGAGGCAATACATCAACAAGAGGAGCCTATATATAGAAACTACTTAGATATTCAAGAGGAGGCAGAATTTATTCAACATGAGCTTGTATTATAAAAATACTTGTGTTATAATACTACTGTATTGAGGCAAATGATAAACAACCATTTGTTCAATAGTAATTCAATCGCTAATCTATAGGAGAAACACATGGCGGTAATTGAAGGTGCAGCACAGTTTGTTAACTTAAAAGAGACTGAGGTATATCAAGGGAAAGACACTGGGCGCTATAGCGTAGTGTTAACTCTAGACGATGCAGCAGCAAGTGAGCTATCGGGTAAAGGCGTGCGCCTGCGTCCATATGGCGAGGGTGACGCAGCAACAATGCAGCGTAAGTTTGCTAGTCGCTTTGAAGTGAAAGTGATAGACGCAGAAGGAGAACCATACAAGGGTGACATTCCTAGAGGCTCCAGTGTGCGTATATCATACACTTATGGCGATGAGCATCCAGTGTACGGTGTGCCTGTATACATGAATGCAGTAAGAGTACTAGAGTTAGGGGAAGCAGGAATTGACGCAGAACTCTAAATTTGTAGGCCATGAAGCGTGTGATGCCTGTAACTCATCAGACGCTAAGGCCGTATACAGTGATGGGGGTAGCTATTGCTTCTCCTGTCACACAGTAGGTAAAGGAGAGGGCAGCAGTGCCTTCTCCTCTACTGAACCTACCAAACTCAAGAGGAAGTTAGAATTGACCGGAGTAGTAGCCGATATTCCTGATAGACGTATACCTAAAGCTATCGCCGCTAAATATGGTGTTACTGTAGAGTATGACGCACAGGGCAAAATATCCAAACACATCTACCCATACTATGCCTGTGATACTGATGAAGTGAAAGGTACTAAAGTGCGCCTATGCCACAGTAAGGACTTTTTCGCTACAGGCAGTACTGAGGGCGTTGGGCTATTCGGGCAGCAAGTGTGCAAGGGTAGAGGTAAGTACCTTACAATCACTGAGGGCGAGATAGACTGTATGTCTGTTTCTCAGATGCTGGGAGGCTCCTATGATGTAGTGTCCCTACGCTCTGGTGCATCATCAGCAGCTAAGGAGGTTAAAGAGCAGCTAGAGTGGCTAGAAGGGTACGATAACATCATACTGTGTCTAGACAACGACAAGGCAGGCAAGCAGGCTGTGGAGTCTGTGAAGGACTTGTTTAGCCCTAGCAAGCTAAAGATAGTCAAGCTACCTGTGAAAGACGCTAGCGACATGCTACAGGCCAATAAGATTAAAGAGTTCACTACCGCATGGTGGGAAGCTAAAGTCTACAGGCCTGATGGTATCGTGAGTGGTAAGGATACATGGGACGCATTAACTAATAAGATCAAGGTTAAGTCTGTGCCGTATCCATGGCAAGGCCTCAATAGCCACACTAAAGGCTTCAGACCATACGAGCTAGTGACGATTACGTCAGGCTCCGGTATGGGCAAGAGTCAAATGGTTAGAGAGCTAGAGTACTACTTGCTAAACGCTACTGAGGATAACATTGGAATCCTGGCCCTAGAGGAAGATGTAGCCCGAAGTGCTCTAGGTATCATGTCCATAGCAGCTAACGCACCATTGCACCTAGAGGAAGATCTAGACCCAGAGTTAGCCTTTCCATACTGGGAGGAGACAATGGGTTCAGGTAGGTATTACCTTTTTGATCACTGGGGTAGCACAAGCGAAGATAACCTGTTGGCACGCATACGCTACATGGCAAAAGCGTTAGATTGTAAATGGATTATTCTTGACCACTTATCAATTGTGGTATCAGCACAGGAGAACGGAGACGAGCGGAAAGCTATAGATGCTATTATGACTAATATACGCACTCTTGTAGCTGAGTTAGGCGTGGGCCTATTCCTAGTGTCGCACCTAAAGCGTACACAGGGTAGAGCACATGAGGACGGAGGGCAAATCAGCCTGAGTGAGCTAAGAGGCTCACAGTCTATAGCGCAGCTATCGGACATGGTGATAGGTCTAGAGAGAGATCAGCAAGCGGACAATGAAGAACAGCGCAATACTACTACAGTGCGTGTGCTCAAGAATCGCTACGCTGGACTCACAGGAGCCTGCTGCTGGCTAAAGTATAACCACCAGACAGGTAGAATGCTAGAAGTAGCTAAACCACAGGGAGACACTGATGAGTTGTAGTCCTATATTCTTGGACGCAGAGACTAATGGCCTAAAACCTTCTCAGGTGTGGGTAGTGGTCACAATGCAGGATGAGGTGCTATCGGAGCACTATACGCCTGAGTCACTCAGGAAGGCTCTAGACAACGATGCTCTAGTCATAGGTCACAATCTGTTCGGGTACGATATACCAGTGCTCAAGAGGTTATGGGATATAGACATAGACAGTAGCAGAGTGAAGGATACTCTAGTTATGTCTAGGTTAGCGGATCCACAGCGAGACAAGGGTAACTCCCTACGGTCTTGGGGTGAGCGTTTGAACTTCCCTAAGGGTGACCATAGTGACTGGTCTTGCCTATCGGATGAAATGGTGACGTACTGTAAACGTGACGTAGAGCTAACTGCTGCTGTATATGACAGGCTACTGTTTGAGCTACGGGACTTTGGCACAGACTCTGTAGAACTAGAGCAGAGAGTGCAGGAGATCACACAGAAGCAGGTACGCAACGGATGGAAGCTGAACGTAGGGCAGGCTATCTACCTAGTGGCAACACTGAAGGAGAAGCTATATGACCTAGAGGATGCAGTGCATAGAGTGTTCAGACCATTACCTACCTTCGTTAAGGAGGTGCGCCCTAAAGTAAAAAAGGATGGAACTATCTCTGTCGTAGGTCTTAAATTTCTAGGTGACCAGTGGAGCAGTATAGCTGGTGATTTCTCTAGAATAGACTACCCTGAGTTTAACTTAGGTTCACGGCAGCAGATAGGTAGACACTTACAACACTTTGGATGGAAGCCTTGCCAACACACTGAGCATGGTCAGCCTATTGTCAATGAGAAGGTACTCATGGGCATAAAAGACATCCCTGAGGCTACTTACATTTCTGAATACCTAATGGTGCAGAAGCGTATAGCACAGGTGGAGTCATGGATAGAGGCTGCCGATGAGGACACAGAGCGTGTGCATGGACAGGTAAACACTAACGGAGCAGTAACGGGCAGGATGACACACTCTAAGCCTAATGTAGCACAAGTACCAGCCTCTAGAGCACCCTATGGTGCAGAGTGTAGAAGCTGCTGGACTGTGCCAGAGGGCTACAAGCTAGTAGGGTTTGACGCTAGTGGACTAGAGTTGCGGATGCTTGCACACTACATGAATGATGAGGAATACACCAATGAAGTCATTAATGGAGACATACACACCGCTAATCAAAAGCTTGCAGGACTTGAATCAAGAGATCAGGCGAAGACTTTCATCTATGCCCTCTTGTACGGGGCAGGAGATGCAAAGCTTGGGAGTGTGGCTGGGGGATCTAGAGCAACTGGAGAAGGACTTAAAAAACGCTTCATGTCTAATCTCCCAGCATTCGCAGATCTTAAAACTAGAGTGGCAAGCGAAGCTACTCAAGGATGGATTAGAGGACTTGACGGGCGTAGACTAACTGTGCGGTCTGAACATGCAGCACTGAACACACTACTACAGAGTGCCGGTGCTATTGTTATGAAACAGGCCTTGATTCTTCTGGATAAATATGGTATACTATGGGGACTAGACTACAAGATTGTAGGTAATATACATGATGAAGTCCAGAGCGAAGTAAAGGCTAAAGACGCAGAGAAGTTTGGAAGGCTAGCAGTCTCTTGTTTAGAGGCAGCAGGACTACATTTTAACCTAAACTGCAAACTTGCAGGGGAGTACAAAATTGGAACAACTTGGTCAGAAACACACTAATCAGTGTATTGATTGCGATGTGGATCTAGTTCTAGATGAGAACTGGACTGAGGCACGAAAGAAGCAGTCTAAATACCTGTGTAAGACCTGCTGGCATGGTAGAGAAATGTATGTGGATAATAAGTACATATCAAGGTCACATCCTCTATATAAAGCAGGCCGGTATAAGTCTTTTGGCGATGCAGCCTTTAGCTCTCTAGAGAACTATGAGACTGCAAAGGAAGGACAAGTGTACATCATTGTTAACCCAGCGTTCCCTAGTTGGTGTAAGATAGGGATGGCTGTAGATGCAGAGGACAGGCTCAAGCAGTACCAGACCAGTTCGCCCTACAGGGACTACAAGCTGATAGCAACGTATGACACCAGTGACAGACGCAAGGCTGAGAAGTTTGCACATGAGCTACTAGAGAAGAGACATGAACGTAGAGGCGAGTGGTTCTGTATCCAGCACCCTGTCGCTGCATCTATATTAGAGTTACCTATGCGAGAGTTTCAATGAAAACAGTTAACACGGTAGTAGAGGACATCTATTCTCTTATGACAACCAAGCAGCCTGATGGGGCTGTAGACGTTGAACAAGAGATTGATAAGTTCGGTGAGGCTGTAAAGGATCTCATGCGTAAGGAGTTCTCTCCTAGAGATTCTTTTGATGACAGGAAGCTACGCCTATCTAACATAGGGAAGGACGATAGATACCTATGGAATAACTTTAACAACAAAGGCCCAGTAGAGGAGATACAAGGGCCAACATATGTTAAGTTTATGTACGGGCATCTGATTGAGGAAATGCTACTGTTCTTAACACGCATGTCAGGACACTCTGTGACTGATGAGCAGAAGGTGTGTGAGGTAGAGGGCATTGTAGGTCACATGGACTGCAAGATTGACGGTATTGTAACGGACATCAAGTCCACCAGTACTTATGCCTTCAAGAAGTTCAAGGACGCTACACTAGCCTATGATGATCCCTTTGGGTATGTGGACCAGATCAAGGCCTATGCGTACTCTGAGGGTGAAACTAAGGTAGGCTGGCTTGCTATGGACAAGCAGAACGGTCACATAGCTTGGCTACAGTATGACCTAGAGGACACAGAAGCGCCAGTGTACTCTGCTATCAGTGGTGACATAGCTGAGAGGATACGTCATGTAAAAAAGATGGTGGAGTTGGAGGAAGCGCCAGATTTCTGCAACGAAAGGGTAGCGGATGGCAAGAGTGGAAATATGAAATTAAACGTAGGCTGTTCCTACTGTCAGTTCAAGCGTTCATGCTTTCCAGAACTGCGTACTTTTCTTTATTACGGCGGTCCAAGGTATTTAACGGAGGTGGTAAATGAGCCTAAAGTCCAAGAGATTTTCTAAGAACATCTATAGGTCTGGACTAGAGAAGAAGTTTGCTGAGTTAATGCCTAAGGGCAGGTTCCTGTACGAACCCTACGATATACCATACGTTATGCATAGGAAGTACAAGCCAGACT